GCGAGATGCTGAAAATACTACTCTTGCGCGGTTTATACGGAATCTTGAGTCTCGTATCTATGCTGAACTTAGCCGTCAATTAGTTAATAACCTTTTTGGCGAAACAATGAGTACCGAAGGTATTCTTGAGTTAGAAGGCAATACCATCCAGTATTTTATTGACGGAGACTTTATCACCCTAATAATAACGGATTCAGATGGAAACACTACGGAAATTACTTTGCCTGTCGGTTCTTTTTCTTTCTAGTTGCTCAGTTTTTGATCAATTTGAAGACACTTACAGTCAGCGTTTTAGTGACAATGACGTAGTTACAATTAATAAATTACAGTCAAAATCTTTAATTAACGCAATTCCTCCTGCAATTAAACCTGTTGTTGCTGTATACCCGTCCTCATTTACAGATCAGACAGGCCAGAGGAAAAGTAATAGCTCATTCGCTCTGTTCTCAACGGCTGTTACACAGCAACCTAGCGCCCTTCTCATAAGGGCATTAAAACACGCTTCAAATGGTAATTTTTTTAGAGTTGTTGAAAGAGTAGGCTTAGATAACTTAACTAAAGAACGACAGCTTATTAGATCAGCTAGAGAGCAAACTTTTAATGCAGGCGAGCCTGAAAAAGTACCGCCTTTGTTATTTGCAGGGGTTTTGCTAGAGGGTGCTGTTATAGCGTATGACTCAAATTTAACTACTGGGGGAATAGGTGCTAGGTACTTGGGTATAGGAAAAAGCGCTCAATATCGACACGATGCAATTACTGTGTCCTTAAGGATGATATCAGTAGCTACTGGAGAAATACTTGTAGAGGTTCTGAGTCAGAAAACTGTGTTCAGTTATGGACAATCGGACGATGTTTTTAAATTTATAGAAATGGGGTCAGAACTTGTTGAGATAGAGTCAGGAAATTCTCGCAACGAGTCCACCACAATAGCCCTTATGAAAGCTATAGAAGGCGCTGTCTTAGAATTAATTAACATTGGTTACGATAGAAGGTTTTGGACTTATGAAAAAGATAAATAAAAAGATATTGCTTATTACAAGTTTTCTTACAAGTGCCGCGCTATACAGCGCAGACAATGAAATTTACATTGAGCAATCAGGAGCTACTGCAAATATTGATGTAGAACAGCTAGGCATATCTAACTTGATTGGAGGTTTAGGCTCTTCAGCAGGAAGTTTAACGCCATTAGACCTTGATGGTACTGGAATGACGCTAGATATTAATATGATTGGTGCTACCAATAAGTTCTTTGGTGATATTTATGCTGACAGCTTTACTGGTCTGTATAACTTTACAGGCTCAACTAATTTATTCACAATCCAAGTTGATCCAAGTAACACTTACGGAGCAGACAGCTCTAATCACAACGTAGCTGTAACAGGCGCAGGAAACACGTTTACATTAAACCAAGGGACATCTGCTATGGCGGCAACTTTGGACTTGGATTGGATTATCCAAGGGTCTAACAACACCATTACATCAAACATAAACATTGATGGTGCTACACAATATATAGACATAGATGGCTCAGATAACACTCTTACTTATACTGGTACTGGAGTAACTGCTTCCGCAGGAGGTTATTTTTACTTAGATCAAACAGGTGGATCAAGGACGTTTAATATTCAACAACTGAGTACACAGGATAATGACTGGCTTAAAATACTTTCTACTGGTTCTAGTGGTACTATTTGCGTCATTCAAAACGACCAAGGTACAAGCCTTAGTTGTTGATATTGGCGGCATATCTGAAGTATCTGGATACGCACAGGTCAAAAGGGATAGTGAACCTCTTAATGCGGATTTAAAGTTAAGCATTCAATCCAACGATCAAGCTGTAACCACCAATGGCCGTATGGCTATTACATTCTTAGATGACTCGACTGTAAAGTTGACTGAGCATAGTCAACTAACTATAGACGAATACATCTTTGATCCAGACCCTAGTAAGTCAAAGATGGCACTTACTTTTGGACTAGGAACCGCTAGATTTATAAGCGGTAAGCTAGGGCAAATAGACAAAAGAAACATATTGTTAAAAACGCCAGTAAGCAATATTGCGATTCGCGGGACGGACTTTACTGCAACAGTAGATGAACTAGGTCGCAGTTTAATTATACTCCTGCCTAATAAATATGGAGTTTCTAGCGGGGAAATAGAAGTAATTACGGCTATGGGTAGCGTGTTACTAAATAAACCTTACGAAGCAACAACTGTATCGGTGTTTGAGTCGGCTCCATCAAAACCAGTAATATTAGATTTGACGCTAGATTTTATTGATAACATGTTAATTGTTACGCCTCCCGCCAAGAAAAATGTAGTTATAGATGAGCAGGTAATAAAAACTGCAAATATTTTAGATTTTAACGATCTGGATATTGATTACTTAGATGAGGATTTATTGGCTGAAGACAGCTTGGAATTTACAGAACTGGACATCAACTATCTAGACGTTAATTTCTTAGAAGACTTATTAAATATTTTAGATGCGCTAGGTGTTGATGAAGAAGAAGACCAGTTAACTCAAGTTTCAGGAGTTACAATGACTGGAACTAGCTTTGGAGCAGATGTTAATACCCAAATAACCGCAATAATTACAGGTCAAACACTAAGTCTTGTTAGGAATGTTAGCGAATATACTAAGTTAGACTTAGATATTTCTGGCGGCTACACGGTAATTTTAATTCAAGACGGTATCTCCAATACAATCAAGATTAATGGCGGTGACTCTGTTATTAGAATCACACAGGAAGGCTAGTGAAAAAAACTATTGCAGGTATTGTGGCCGCGCTATTGTTTTCTGTTTTAGCTTATCAACCATCTTTAATCGAAGTTATAAAATTAAGGGTCTTTGACGCTTTAGTTAAAACTGAGGAGCCAACAGGCAATATAGTTTTGCTTAACCTTACCGAAGAAGATATACATAACGAAGGTGGGTGGCCTTTTCCACGAGAGCGACTAGCTGAGATTCATATTAACTTGTTAAATGCAGGAGCCGCATCAGTTTCTTGGGTAGTCGTGTTTAGCGAACCAGACAGATTTGGCGGAGATGCAGTATTCTCAGAAGCTTTATCCTACCACCCTAGCGTAATAGCTATGTTTGAAACTGACGGATACAAAGAGATACCCAAGACAGAAGGCACAGTAGTACTGGGCAATGATGTTGGAGGCATAGAGGCTGTAGGCGTTACGCAAAACATAAAAGCTCTTAGAGATGTATCATTGCAAGGCATAGTATCCGCGCCTGTTGATGTTGATAACTTAGTCAGGCGTATGCCGTTGCTAATGAGAAGTCCAGACGGATGGATAGCTAGCTTTGGAACGCAACTATTAAAGGCCGTTACAGGCACAAGCACTTACGTTATTAAAACTAACGCTAACGGAATACAAGAAATACGAGTTAAGCAGTTAAACCCCATCCCAACCGACAGTAGCGGCAGGGTTTGGGTTAACTGGATACAAACAGAAAGCACTACGTTAGACAGCATGGACGTAGAAGGGAAGATGGTTATTGTAGGAACTACGGCTAAAGGCATTCTTCCACAGGTTTCTACCCCCAAAGGGTTGCTTTACCCACACCAGATACAAGCATCGTTAGCTGAAACTATTATTCATGCGTCTAACAAGCGTATGCCTATGGTGCCAAACGAATCGTTGCTTTATGAGATGTTGAACTTTGTTTTTGGCGTGTTGTTAGTTTTTGTATTTATTAACTATTTGGGCGTATATTTAGGTCTTGCGCTGTCATTAGCGGCTATGGTTGCTATGGGTGCATTGGGATACTATTTAATACAGATAGGATTTTTAATAGATGTAACGTGGACAATAATCTCTCAGTTTGTAATAGCGTCTGTTACTTTTTACCTTAACTACAAAGAACAATATAAATTACGGCAACAAATTAAAAAACAATTTGAGCATTATCTAGACCCGCGACAAGTTAAAAGATTGCAAGAAAACCCCGAATTACTCAAGTTAGGGGGTGAAAAGCGTTACTGTACGTTCCTATTTACTGATGTTCGCGGGTTCACGGCCCTATCAGAGAGCGTAACGCCCGAAGAAGTAACGTATATTATGAATAAGGCCTTAACTGCACAACAATCAGCAGTAGCAAAGTGCAACGGCATGGTTGATAAGTATATAGGTGATGCAATGATGGCTATCTTTGGAGCGCCATTAAACCTAGAAAGGCATGAAGATTGGGCTATAAAATGCGCCAAACAAATTAAAATAAACATGAAAGCCCTTAATGTTGAGTTTAAGACTAAAGGACTGCCTCCAGTGCAGATAGGCATAGGGATTAATAGCGGTGATGCTATTATTGGGAACATGGGTTCTGATCAGCGTTTCGATTACACTGCAATAGGGGATGCTGTTAATGTTGCGGCTCGATTGGAGTCAGGAACCAAAGATGCAGGCGTAGATGTTCTGATAGGCTCTAGCACTGCACAACACTCCAATAGTAGGTTACAATCATTACCGTCTATTAAAGCAAAAGGTAAGTCTAAAAAACTTAAAGTTTATACAATAATTGAGGAAGTACAATGATTACAATTAATGATGTAACTTACGAAGAAGAAGATTTAACGCCAGAAGCAATCGCTAATGTTGCTCGTGTTAACGAGTTAAGACAAGAGCTTAACTCACATCAAATGCGTGTCTCAGAACTTAATGTTTTAATTTCTGCTTACGCTAACGCAATCAAAGCAAGCGTTGAAGTGGTTGAAGAAGGTGAAGAGGCGAAAGAAGCGTAATGCCTACAGTCAAAGAAGCACTTATTAAGTTAGAATCTCATGAGGCAGAATGTTCTGTAAGATACTCAAATATTGAAAAACGCCTTGATGATGGAGCAAAAAGATTTAATAGGCTAGAAATGATGCTTTGGGGCGTATATCCCTTTATCTTAGCTTCTTTGGCGATAACAAAACTATTGTAGGAGACACCATGTCAATACTTGCATCGTTAGTCGGGCCAGTTACTGGTCTATTAGATAAGTTCATTGAAGATAAAGACACTAAGAATGCTTTGGCACATGAAATTGCTACCATGTCAGAGAAAGCGTCTAATGAAAACGCTATCGCTCAGATTGAGTTAAACAAGGCTGAAGCCCAGTCTGGGTCTCTGTTTATTGGCGGATGGCGACCCTTTGTGGGATGGACATGCGGTTTGGGACTTGCCTACAATGTAATTATATCTCAGATACTTTCTATTTGGTTTGTGGTTCCTACGGTTGATCCCTCGCTACTAACGCCTGTGTTAATGGGTATGCTTGGTATGGGAGCGATGCGTTCGTTTGAGAAGACAAAAAATGTTGCGAGAGAAAAATGACTGATTTTAAAAACGATGACTTTAAATACTTTAAGCTCTCAGATTTTGATTGCCAAGAAACTGGCGAAAATAACATGTCTTTTGATTTTATTCACGCTCTTGACCAGTTAAGAGGAGCCTGTGGATTCCCATTCATAGTCACAAGCGGCTTTAGATCAAAAAATCATAGCGCTGAAAAACGTAAAGAAAAAGCAGGAACTCATGCATACGGAATTGCCGCAGACATTAGAGTATCTGGAGGCGCACAGCGTTTAGCTATTGTTAAACATGCGTCTGCTCTTGGGATGTCTGTAGGTGTTGCTAAAACCTTTGTACATGTTGATACTCGAAAGACTGAGCCAATGTGTTGGTGCTATTAACTTAAGAGTTATAAAACTTATTAATATGATTAAATTTGGAGAACACAAATGAGCAAAGGCGGTGGTGGCGGAGCAATGCAAGGTGGCTACGGTCAACAAGGCGGCGGTTTTGGTCAGCAGGGTGGCTACGGTCAACCTAGGGTTCCAACTAATCAAGGTGGAATGTATAGCCGCATGGGAGCGCAGTCTTCTATGGGAGGCAAAGGTGGTCGTTCTCCAAGTGGGTTTGGTCAGCAAGGTAGTTACGGACAACAAGGTGGCTATAGAGGCGGCTTTGGTCAACAGCAGGGTGGATTCGGCCAGCAAGGTGGTGGATTCGGTCAGCAAGGTGGCTACAGAGGCTCTATGGGCGGAAAAGGCGGTCAACAGGGCGGTTATGGTCGGCAACAAATGCCCAGAAGTCCTTATGGGCAAAACACAGGATTCCCCGGACAACGGCCTGCTCCTAACTACGGGCAAATAGGAAGAGGCGCTAAAGGCGGTATGGGTAACATGGGTGGAGGTCAACGCTATCAAGCACCATACATGCCTACTCTTGTGGATACTGGCGAAAGTAACGGTGGGACTGCCACAAATGGTATGGATATTAATCCCCCAAGAGGAGGAATGGGTGGCTCTATGGGCGGAGGTGAGGGTGGAAGAAACTATACAGACCCGACAACTGGAAATGAAATGTATCAGCCGCCAATGCCAACAGTTCCTGAAGGCATGTCGCAACGTATGGTAATGCCACCGCCAATTAATACGGGTATGGGCGGCAAAGGTGGACAACAACCTCCACAGATGAGAACGCAAGGGCCAGAAAGCCTTAGAATGCAAGGGACACCACTGCAACAGAGCATGGCCGTCAATCACATGGCAGTCCAACCAATCAACGCAGTGCCGCAACAATATACAAGAGATGATAATTTAAAATCGACAATAATGCAGGCTCCAGATATTCAGGGTGCAGAGACAGGAATGCCGGGTAGTTTTGGATATTTATCTCCAGAAGAAAAAGATAGAAGAGAAAGAGGAGTCCAAGATAGACTGGCTCGTCAGCAAACGTTTATGGACGAAAATCCTTTAGTGCCTCAAGTACAGAATTTAGACCTACAATTGCTTGGTGGGCCTAACGATCCTTTGTCGGAGAACTATATTGACCCAAGGATAGAGATGCGAGAGATAAAAAGACAGCAACAGGCAGAATATGACGCATCAGAGCGCCCGGTCCGTCGCTTAACATCGCCGCGCCCGGTTTTGGACCCCCGGGGATCAGCTAATTTGGCCCAGCCGGGACCGGTGTTATTCGATCGCGATCCTACGATTGGGAACCCGTACTCGCCATTTGACGATAGCGGGATTCAAGCGCAAATAGGTGGTTTACAAAAACAGTTTGGCAACATAATTGGCAACATGCCTTCGTTCGATCCGACCGATATGCAAGCGCAGATTCAGGCTAATCAAGCGTCAATTGGCAACATGCCTACGTTTGACGATAGCGGGATTCAAGCGCAAATAGGTGGTTTGCAAGAACAGTTTGGCAACATGCCTACGTATGATGATAGTCAGCTCAGAAAAGACATGGACAGTAGGTTTGGAAACATGCCTTCGTTCGATCCGAGTGGTTTGCAAGACCAAATAAAATCTCTGCAAGCGTCAATTGGCAACATTCCTCAATTTGACCCGAGTGAGATGCAAGCGCAGATTCAGGCTAATCAAGCGTCAATTGGCAGCATTCCTCAATTTGACCCGAGTGGGATGCAAGCGCAGATTCAGGCTAATCAAGCGTCAATTGGTAACACAGGGAAGCCCTACGGAAACTCCTTTCCACCGTTCGATGGGACGCAAAAACCAAATCTATTCCCACCGGCAGCTACAGCTCCACCACCAGCAGCTCCACCACCAGCAGCTACAGTTCCACCACCAGCAGCAGCTACAGTTCCACCACCACCAGCAGCTACAGCTCCACCACCAGCGGCTCCGCCAGTGGCAGCTCCACCAGCTACAGCTCCGCCAGTGGCAGCTCCACCAGTGGCTCCACCAGGTCAATTACCACCTCCAACAGTCGCGGCTGGTGAAACGCCTTACGTTTCTAGCGTAGATCAAACGACAATAACGTCGGACCCGACAACGCAACAGCTGTTGTTTGGTTTGGATGGACAAGGCGGATTTATACCGGGCGCTATGCAAGCGGCTGAAAATACTTTCTTCAATCCAGATGGCACGCCAAGAGTGGTTGACCAAGAGGTTGCCGGATTGACGCCTGACCAAGAGAGGGCAATGGAGCTCGCTCGTGGTCAGGTTGGCATTCAAGATCGCTACCTGGGTGGTGCAGAAGATTTATATCAGGAAGGCGTCAGGCGCTCTGACGAAGGGTTGGCGCGGCAAATAGCTTTGGGCCAAGATGCTTTAGGAACCACGCAGAGAGGTGTTTCTGAAGAGCAAGCATTGCGTGACAGGGGCCTCGAGGGGCTTCTAAGCTCCATAGGTGAGGGCAGACAGCTTGCCGGCGGAGCAACCAGCGATCTTTACGGTCGGCTGGGAGAAACCGAAAATATTCAGCGCGGCGCGGTAGACCAGTTTGGCAGACAGCTGGGCGGGATTGAATCAATGCGGCGCGGGGCGGTCGAAGATTTTGGCGGTAGGCTGGGAGAATCAGAGGATTTAATTCGCGGCACGACCGGAGCCTACGACCAAGACCTGACGAAGGAATTTTACGACCCCTACGAAGATCGGGTCGTTAACCAGACAATCGAGGATGCGCTGAAGGGTTCTGATAAGGCCGACATGGCTCAATTTGCACGGGATGTTTCAAGTGGTGGAGAATCAGCTTTCGGCTCCAGAGCACGTCTAACTGCCGGTGAGAGGCGTGAAAGCCTTGGCAGGGGCTTGGCTCAAGAGCTGGCCGGAATTCGCTCTCGTGGCTTTACAGAGGCCCAGAGAGCGGGCACTTCTGAATTTGCCAGACAAAAAGCAGCACAGGGCGCAGCGGGTAGCAATTTAGCCGGCTTATCCGGCCAACGGCTTGGAGCGCAACAGCAGCTCGCAAGCGGCTTAGGGTCACTCTCAGGCCAGCAGTTGGCAGCTCAGCAAGGCTTAGCCTCTGGCTTAGGTCAGGCCGGACAACAAAGATACGGTGCCGGCACAAACTTAGGCTCGACACTGGTTGGATTGGGGCAGACTGGACAACAGGCGATGTCGGGAGCTGGACGGGCAGCACTGGGATCTGCCGGTCAATTGGCTGGCGCACAAGGTCAGATGGGTGGCTTGTACGGGCAGGGTGGACAACAGCAACAAGAATCAAGAGCGGGGCTAGGCAGATTCATGCAAGGACTTGGTAGCCAGGCGCAACAGGCCGGCATGACCGGAATCAATGCGCTGGCCGGCTTCGGTGGCCAGCAACAGCAATTGATGCAGCAGATGCTTGATGCGCAGCGCCAGAACGCAATGATGAGACAACAGGCACCACTTGCTCAGTATCAATCACTGTTGCCGTTCATCCAGGCGGTGCCACAAGGGCAGCAACAAACACAAACTGCTTACTCTCCTCGGCCTAGCGCTTTACAGGCTGCACTCGGAACAGGGCTCAGCACCTTTGGCGGAATCGGCAGCTACATGAATCAGGCCGGGCCCTCTGCTCCTACCCAGCAACAAGGTGGTTTGAGCCCTGCCGCGATAAAGCAGCTTGAGCAATTGCTGGCGCAGCGGCAACCGGTTACAGGAATATAGGACGCCCACAGATGGAACAACAGATAAAAAAATATCAGACCGAAGAAGAGGTGGTGGCTGAGGAAGATCCTTTTAGCGGTGGCATTGATTTAAGCCAAATTGATCCGACTGCTTTGATGTTGCTCATGGCTCAAAATAAAGCTGCGGCTAAAACTACTCCACAAGCATTTGAATCAAATGTTGAAAGGTATCAACAGCGGTTAGCTCCCTTTTCTTATCAAGCGCCAAGAAAAGATATTTTTGACCTAGCAAGCTCGTTAGGCGCAGGAATATTGGCTTCTCAGCAACGAGGCGGAAGAAACCCTTTCGTTGGAATAGGCGAAGGATTTGTAGGCTTGTCTCAGCAACTAAGAAAGGACGAGGAAGACAACGCTAAGAATAGGCAAGCAATGGGATTACAGGCATTTCAGTTGGCGTTAAAAGACGAACAGCAAGCCCGTGATTACATGAACCAGATAGACCTAAAGCTTATAGACAATGCCAACAAAGAGCCGGAATACATGCGCATTGAGTGGGACGAAGTTGACCCTGACACTGGGGAAACCGTCAACAGAGGTCAGAGTATTGCCAACATACCGAGTAATTACGCAGCTATTGAAGATCTTATGAAAACCAAGAATGGCAGAGAGGTCAAGCTCGCTGACACACAGATCAACATGCCAGATCCAAATGCTGGCTATGGAGACAGAAAGGCTATTGATGCCATAGATCAACAATCACAGCAGTTTTCAGCAGAAGCTAATGCATCGAATGCGGTCGTTGACCAAGTTAATCGAGCATATATTTTAGCTAATCAAATAGTTCAAGAGGGTGGAACATTTGGGCCATACGCCAGATCAACTTTAGGTATTAGAGAGTTTGTATCAAGCCTTGGCTACGGTGATTTGTTAGAAGCAGAAGGCGCTATAGCTCCACAGAAGGCTTTAAATCAATTGGCTATGAGTTTCACTATGGCTATTGTTTCTCAGACCAAGGGCGCAATTTCCAATAGAGAAATGGAGCTTTTCATAGCGGCTTCCCCTACGCTTGGGTCTACAGCAGAAGGGTTTATGGAACAACTGCGGCTTTTGGAAAAACTGGCTCTTAGGAAAAAAGATTTTTACTCAAATTATCTGACCGAAATGGATACCCTTGAAAAAGATAAAAGTTTAAGCCATACGCAAAGAAGAATTAAGCTGGATCGATTCAAGAATGATTGGCCTGAAGCCAATCCTCTTCTAAGTGAAGAAGATGAAGCAATACTACAGAACGCAATAGATAACCCTATTATTGATAACGATTTCACGCCTCGTGCTTTCAGACGCGCTTGGGAGGCAAAAGAAGCAGAGCTTGGGAGAATACCCCTTGTGGCATCAAAAGCAGATTATGATGCTTTGCCAAGCAAGGCTTATTATAGAACCGCAAGAGGCCAAAGAGCGCAGAAACCATAATGGCGAACGAAACGGATGAATTTGGCGGGATTATCGTAGGGGGCAATGTAGACGAATTTGGTGGCAAGTTGCTTGAAGACACCAAAACTATTGGTCCCTCCATAGAAGAAGACCCAGAGGATGCTAGTGGCATCGGTAACGCCCTGTTAGCTGGGTTAACCAATAGCGAAGAAAATAAAGTTTTCTGGTTGGCTGCCAAACGCTTTCCAGAGCAAGTTGAAAAGGGCAACAACCCAGCGGAGTTTTATGCCCTTGATGAAAGCGGGGACCTTTTTTACCGTGACCCATATTCAGGCGAATACAAAAAAGAATTTGCAGACGATATCTTTGGTTTTGATATCGACTACCTAGACAACCTGGGGCCAGTCGGACAGTTTTTAGGTGAAGTGGTAGGTGGCACAATTGGCCTTACGTCTGGCTTTATGTCCGGCGGCTTCCCCGGCGCCGCCCTTGGCGGGGCTAAAGGTACTGCTGTTGGCGGTGGAACTTCTTATGCGATAAGAGCAGGGTTATCTCAAGCATTGGGTGGGCCTCCATTAGAGGTAGAAAAGGCGGCAAAGGATTTGGCTTTGTCGTCCGCATTTGGGGCAATTCCTTTTGGCGTTCCAACAAAGGCAGCGCCAAAAACTCTCAAGTTCATTTTTGACAAGTTTCCCGGTACGGAAGGCAGAACTATCTTAGCCGATATTGTTCAGAACGGCGGGCGCACAGTTGATGAAAAACTTGAGTATATGTCTCGAAAATATCCAGATATATCTCTCTCTAGAGCAGAAGCAAACGAATTAGTTGGAAATGCGGGGTACAAAGCCGAGGCTTTTATCAACAAAAACGCACGCAACGAAACTTTGGTGCAACATTACAACGACCGCAACGAGAGAATTGCTTATCACGCAGAAAATTTCTTTGAACAGGTTATAAGCGGAAAGCTCGTCACTGGAGCAACCAGTAAAAAACTGACGGGCCAAGCCTCCGTGGACGCAGAATTGGATATAGCTCGTGCTGCCGAGCTATACATTGAAGCAGAAAAGAAAAAACTGGCAGCACGAGTCGCCCCGTTATACAGAGAAGCGTATGACATGGATGTGGCCATCGATGTTAGCGATATTATTAAACAAATAGACGAGGTTATTGGCAATCCAAATGCTTCGGCAGAAAAGATTACTGCTTACAAAAAAATGAGGGCTGCGCTAACAGATTCATCAATTGGCGATAACGCGCCAAGGGAAAGCACGGAGTTATTGCACGAAGGACTAAAAGATAATTTTAATAGATTGCTGTCTTCCCTCACAAAAGATGCGGATTCTTCTTTAAAGAGAGAAGTGACGCTGGTGAAAAACCAAGTTTCTAACCGGCTCAAAGAGGCGAACCCCCTTTACAAGAACGTGACACAAATATATGACGACGCCTTTGGAACCGCGCAGATTTTAGATAGAGGCATTGTAGGACAATTTGCCAAGGTAGCGGGATTTGGCGAAAAAGCCGCAAGATTAACTAAAAAATTATTTAGCGGAAATATTAAGCCGCGTGAAATACAAGAATTAAAAACCATTATGCAATTAACGGATGATGGCGCAAAATCTTGGCAAAACCTAAAAGGCACATGGCTAAGCACTCAGTGGGATGAGGTTATCACTCAAGGAGGGAATCCATTAGGCCAGCCAAATAAATTTCTTAGTGCTATGGGAATTAAAAGTCCTTCAAGAGCTTTTCCAAAGGAAAATGTTATATATGACGCAAGAGGGATGCGGCTACCTGCGTCCGCAGATGAATTAGCAAAACTCGCTGACGAAGTTGCTGAATATCAGGTAAAGGGAAAAAAGGCAAAGATGTGGGAGGCGATGTTTGAGCCAGATGAGTTAAAAAGCTTTGTTGACCTTACAAGCCTGATGGAAATGGTGAGCCGAATACAGACCCAAGCCGGTTCAGATACGTTTGGAAATTTCACTATGGACGCTATTCTTGCTAAAGAAGCAAAACAAATTATGGGGCAAGGACTGGTAACTGGGGCCAAGCAAGCTTATTACAGTGCCGGCGGCCTCTTGACGGCACTGTTTAGTTTGCCCTCTAGGGTTGCTGGGACAGGATTTAAAGATTTGATGGGCAATGTCGCACAAAGACAAAAAGACGCCTACATGGATCTTTTGATTAGCCACATTGTTGACGGAAGTAAACGGGTGTCTTTAGACGCCGTTATGGAATCGGTCAAGCCAGCAGCTTATTTAATCTCACAAACCTTTACTCGCGGTGGTGTTGAGGGGCTGATCGGTTTGTTCAATGACCTTAGCCGAGATGAAAGAAAACAACAGTTTATTGAGCGGGGTGATGAAGTTATTGAAGGGCAACAACAAGATCAGCAACAAGAGCTTAACGGCCAAATAGAGGGCGCAACCCCTACCGCATTAAACTTGCCCTTGTTTGAAGACATGCCGCAGAGTGGTTTTGGCGGGGCGCCTAGCGGTTTCGATGTATCAATGTCACCGACAATTCTACCCTCTGCATCCGATCGAGAAATAGCGATGCGCATGAACGCAAAAAAATCAGGTATCGGCTCGCTCGTCTAAATCGTCCTGAGCTTCACTAGCGGACACGATCGCACCATCGACCTCGTAATCGAAGTCGTAGCCCATGTGGGCTTCCCCATTAATGTTGATGACTAGGTTTCTGGAGATAAGGCGCAACAGAGCGGCCTGGTGGTGCAGAGTCAATCGGCTAAACAGCTCTATAACTTCCTTTGCTTCCAGAACAGGCTGGTAGGATTGAGGCAAGGATTTTGCCTTCTTGCCAAACATTCTCATCCGCTAAAGAGCCTGGCGCGAGTCTTGAATGAGCATCCGGTGCTCCCGCTCGATCAACACTTTCAATTGATCGATCTTGCTCCGCCGCTCACGGTTACAAATCTCTTGCAAAAGATTGTAGGTGTGAACGTCGAGAGCCAAAGATTTTCGGATCTTCGGATTTATGTCTTCTGCCATAATCGTTTTTGTTGGTTGATGGATATGGAACATTCTATAGATTCGTGCAACAATTAGCAACTATGTACGATCTCAAAAACTACCTGCTTTCAATGCAGTCGCACTGGATGGTGCACCAGCCCACCTATAACGCGGTGCAAGAGTCCCTGCCACTGATTACCAAGTATCAGGCAAATGAGGGCATCGAAAAATTAGGCAACACGCCGGCTAAGAAAATCTGCCGGCAGGTCTTCCCCGAGGTTTACACATTCCCGCTATTCAGGCGTCAGTGGTGCAAGATGATGGTGGAAGAGATTGATCTCATGCGGAAAGATCTGGCTTTTAAGGCAAACGAGGATGAGGACGCGCTCAGGCAGATCCCTGAGATTGTCTTAAAGACTGAATGCCCAGCCCTCTACCGCAATATGTGGTTCGTGGCGCAGACAGTCATCAACCCGATCATCACCTCGCTCTGGCAGAGAGACTGCCGCGATGCAGCCACTATACAGATTGCTAACTACAACATTGTAGACAAGAAACAAGGTGCCTGGCATCACGATGAGTCGGCTGACATATCGGTGGTGGTGCCGCTCAACACCGGTGGCTATAAGGGTGGCGGTACGGAGTTCCACAACCACGGCACGCTGAAGCCATTGCCCAGCGGCCACGCGCTGATGTTCCCCAGCTTCACCAACCTACACCGAGGGCTGCCGGTGGATGGCGGTGATAGATACCTTTTAGTCTTCTGGCTCTACCATAAAAGTCGTGTCGTTGATCTGTACGAGGACATAGACTAATTTAATACCTGTTTAATTGCATAAAGTTGCACAAATATGCAGACAACGACACGATACTATGTATAATAAGGGTGTAAGAACGCCGCGAGGCGTTATAGTCAATCAACCAATAAGGTAATCAACATGATCAGACAATTTTATACCAGACATCCAGGGACTAGAAAACCAATATCTATTGCGTATGACATCGAAGGATATAGCTCAATTCCATATTCTATGGATGATGACACAATCGCATCATTGAATGGCTTGGCGGGTAACACAGACGCCGATGTCAAGATCGCCTTGGCTTGTTCGATGCTCGGATGGGATATACCAATGGCTGGCGAACTTAGCACTTGGACAGAATTATAACGCAGCCCCAGTCTTTTTCTAGTGTGTGTATCTGGGCGACATCAAAAATAACTGACACCGAGGGGATGCAAGGCCCCACTCAAACAAGGAGGAAAAAATGACTGAGCCTGAGACTATTCACATACTAACAGTGATTTGCGGGACGATAGCAATAATCGTGCTTGGCGGAGCATTTATCATCATCCGCGATATAAAAAAGGTAATGAAATGTGAAAATTGACACAGAAAAACAAGGGGAAGAACACTGTATAAGTGGGACAAGGGCAAGTCAGGTGTACAAGGAGGCGTTATGAAAAAGCTGATAGTAATTGCGGGAGCAATATTGTTTTTTGGCCTTATGGGGATCGTTGGTAATATGAGCCTTGAGGATGCGCTAAACGAAGAACGGCATTACGCTGAGATGGTTTGCGACGGCCACTGGCCCGACTACAAAGATATTTCACCAGAGTGCGAATAAAAGAAAGGGAGCCTAGCTCCCTTTTTCTTTGGCCTTCCTTTCTGCGTATGTATATAGGTTCTCACCAAACATTTTTTCAAACCAAGCATCCCATTTAATGCCCTTGGGTGTTCGCTCTTGGCGTTTCTTCCAGGCAAATCTGGCGGCATGAAGCTTTTTCTGGTGCGCCCAATCTGGGTCTGCTTGGTTAATACAGGTCACCCAGGTCAAACTCCCTTACGCCAGACTGATTGTAAGGTATGTACAGGTCTTTTTCTCTACAAGATATACCAAGAGTCATGGCTTGCTCGTTCTTTGCATCAGCATAGGCTATGGCTTCGTCTGATAGCGTATATATAGCATAGGGGTATGGGTGAGGTTTCTCTTGGGCCAAGAAGTAAAACTTCTCTGTGGGCAGCCCTACAGCCCTACAGCCAGCGATATAAAATGCTGCTTGCTGGTGGTACTTGAATGCGTTGATAGCGCCCTTGAAACCACGCGGTGAAGCATCCCGACAGGTTTTGAGATCCCAAATGTCTGTGCCGGTGTGCCAGTCAAGCTTGCCCTTGCACTGTTGGCCGTTCCACATAAAGCATATTGTGAGCTCAACGTGGTGCGATTCCTTTGGAATAAAGTCAGCAACTATCTCTCGGCGGGCCATGCAAACATCGTACATCTCCTGCTTGATAGGCTGTCGATGGCCTGTAGTCATCAGGAAATCTTCATATTCTTCTTTGCCAATCTTGGTGCGGCGGTTGATATCTGGTCGAATTACAAACTCTTCGTCAAACTTGTGGTGCTCGAGAAACACCGTGTGCTGCACCCTACCTTCCAGCAGCGCCGGCGACTCGCTGTTGAATTTGCGATGCTTCCATGAGAACGGGCATTTGCTGATTGCGGTTAGATCGTGACTGCGCCATGCCGGTATGCTGTCGTAGGTTGGGTAGTCCAGATCCTCGTAGATTCCTTCTTTGAAATTCATAGTTTTCTCCTATGCTTTGCCAATACCTTCTGGCAGAACTTATCGTTCTCGCAGAACGCGACTGTCTCCATGCCAGCGCGATCCAGCCCAAGACTGAATCCGCCGATACCGCTGAAGAGATCCAAAACCCTCACGATCAACCGTCAAAGGGATCGATGTAGTCGGTTACGGTGATAGTGGCATTCTCGCCTTCGGCCTCCAAGTCGGCTCTGGGATCGTCTCCCATACTAAAGCGCAGATACCAGATGGCTTTGAGCTTATCCTCAACCGAGGTCTTGCTCTTCTTGTTCATCCGCCACAGATACTTGAACGCCGCAATCTCAGAATATTTCTGGGTGGCCTCCAGCCCGAAGACGGCAACCATTGAGTCGATACACTCGATGCCGCCATCAAGGGCGTAGTGGTCAGGCTGGTCAACGGATTCAGAATTACTTGGCATCGTTTTCTCTACCTTAGAACGGGATATCAATGTCGTCATCAAAATCACCCTTGGTGTCGTCTTTCGCCAGATCGGCCAGCCCGCCAGATGCCGGCACCGGTTCGGCACCCTTGCTGCGCACAGCCAGCACCTCAAAGCTTTGCTCAATCTCTTCTGCCATCCACGGTGGCATGTCTTCTGTCATGTCACACATGGCCTTTGATTCATCTGTGCTCTTGCCCGAAAACTCTTGCGCATAAACGTCAATGTCAAAACACTGCAAATCATTGGAAGTGGTAACCTTCTTCATGCCACCCTCCGGCTTGTAGACGCCCTCAACCTTGACCCGACCGCCAACCTCATCCTTATTCTGCTTAATCATTTCAAGCTCAGCGGTCACACCCAACACTTTAGGCAGTTCGAAGCCAGCCAGATCAGCGTCCGAGAACGGTCGTCCGCGCCAGCTCTTGAGATCCTTGAATAACGCCGCGTTTTCGTTAAGCGAGGCCGTGTATTTCTTTGACGCGGAAAACGGTCGCCCATCTGCCATGCGCACCTCTTCCCAGCGCTCTGAGCCGTCATCAACCTCTTGTTTGTGGGTAACCTCCCAGTAGATATAGACGATGTGGCGCTTTCTGAGTGGACCATCCTGATATGATTCTTCTCGTGTGCCAGCATCGATGAGCTTGTAGCACGTTGCCTGATAGCGGCCGGCCTCTAAATTTTCGTAGTCACCGCCGCCGCTTGAAATGGTTAATCCCATGATTTTGTCCTCAATGATTGGTTGAATTGATTGGTTGAATTGAATTGTAGAGATGTATACTATTATGCACATTCTTCTAATTCAAATCAAACCAAAGTTGCGCCTATGTCACTAAAAGTTAGCCGTCCCACACCCAAAAATATGACTAGGCCGTTCACCGGAGATCACAGGAGCGACTTCAGCAATTTCTTGCAAGGCAACGGACTCGAGCCGGACCCCAAGAAAGGTTTGGTCACTGATGGCAGCATTGGACGCGCTTACATTAATGTCGGCGGGGCACGCAAACTGGTTGGCTGGTATCAGCTGTGGCTGGAACAGAGCGTACCGTTTGGACGAATTGGCGATTACCGTGTGTCAGCCACAGAACCGACAGACATCTGGAAACCGGAAAATCAGAAGAATTTTCAAATGACCGCGCAGCACCGAGAAGAAATTGCCGAGTTGCAGCGTCAAGCAGAGGTCAAGAAGGCCGATAGCTACAGCAGGGCCGCAAAACGCTCGCAGTTTCTTTGGGACCAAGCAGAACCGTGCGAACGGCACCCTTATTTAGAGAAAAAACAGGTACTCAGCTACGGCGGCCTCAAGGTCAATAAGGAAGGGCTGTTGATGATGCCCCTGTACGACGCGCAGATGACCATCTGCGGTATTCAATACATCAGCCCCGATGGCTCTAAGAAATTCCTTACTGGTTCAAAGAAAAAGGGCAGTTTCTTCATTCTGGGCAAGGAAGTGCTCAAAACCAGCCAAACAATCAACTTTGCCGAGGGCTACGCGACAGCTGCAAGCTACCACCAAGATTTTAGTCAACCGGTGATAGTGTGCTTCGACGCCTACAACCTAACAGCCGTTGCCGAGGTGGTTTTTGAGTTCCTGAACGACAGGAAGTTCGTTTTTATTGCCGACAACGACCCAGATTCCAATACAGGCGAAAAAGAGGCCATAAAGGCGTGCCAAACGATCCGTAAGCTGCACGGTCAGGCCGATGTGTTCATGCCTGAGTCCAAGGGCGACTACAACGATCACAAGAACCAGGTGAGGGTATTGGAGGGCGAAATCGTCAGCCCGACGCTGAAAAACATCGACATACCGGTGGATTATGACTTTGTACGCGGCAGCACCGGCCGATACCTCAACACGAAGGACAATATTCAGGGCGTTCTCACGGTCAATGGGGTGAGCTGCCTGTACAACGTCATTAAAAAGCGAATGGAGATTGATATCCCCAACACCAAGTTCATCGCTGACATGAGGGAAGAGGCTTCACTTATCGAGATTGAGGACCGCTGCATCCAGATGGGCATCCCACACTCCAAGGTGCGGGACTACCTGAAGGTGCTGGCCGTCGAGTGGAACCCAGTCAAAGCGTGGATGGAATCGAGGAAATGGGACGGGCGATCTCGGCTACAGGAGTTTCTGGACACCATTGGCAGCCCCGAGAACGAGGCCCTCAAAGAGATGCTGATGAAGAAGTGGCTGATAAGCTGTTGTGCGGCAGCTTGTGAGGAGAAGGGCGTTTCGCTTGAGGGCATCCTAGTCTTTCAGGGTGCCCAAGGATTAGGTAAGACGCTGTGGTTTAAGCGTCTTGCCAATTATGACGATGGTTGGCTCTTGGAAGGTGCAATGCTCAACCCAACTGACAAGGATAGCGTGAAACGTGCGGTCAGCCATTGGATAGTAGAGCTCGGTGAGATCGAGTCTACCTTTAAGAAGGCCGACATCGACCAGCTGAAGGCATTCATTACCAGCAAGAATGATGAGCTTAGATTGCCTTACGATCGTGCCAGCACAACGTATCAAAGACGTACCGCATTCTATGCCAGTGTTAACGCAAGAGAATTCCTCACGGATACGTCGGGAAACCGTAGGTTTTGGGTGATACCCGTGAAGACGATCAACTTCAACCACGGCATAGATATGCAGCAGCTCTGGGCCGAGGTGAAAGAGACGCTCTATGTGCCTGGCCAGAAGAATTGGTTTCTAACACCCGACGAACGGAAGATGCTTGACCGATCGAATGAAGGCTACCGCACGCAGTCTAGCGTTGAGGATCTGATACTGGAGCACGTTAGGTTTGATAGTAAGGTTACTGAACCAGTGCAAATGACTAAGCTGTTGCGTGACTTGGGGATCGCCAACCCGAGGATAACAGACTTCAAGGACGCCAATCGGGTGTTAGCAATGAACGGTGTGGAACCAAGGAAAAGTAACGGCAAAAAAATATACGACCTGGATTACACCATACCCAGCCAAGACCTCAATCCGGCACCTGGATACAAGAGCTGGGATGCATGAGCGGCCCGAATGTCTATCTGACGATCTTTATCTGGGACGGCCTCGACTACACTGGACCGAGCATTGTGGCGAAGACGCGGGCAGAAGCCGAGCTCATTTGTGAGGGTTTAAGCTGCCAAATCGTGCGCGAATTGACGAATGTGATAGTGGCAAATCAGGGCATGGTCACCCTGCATTAGTTTGATTTTTGGCGATGTGCAAGTTTGTATAAAGTTTGCAGCAGTGATTTTATGAGCGATAGGGAGAATTAACGTACCCTACCCTAGAGCTGTAACCTGATCTTAAACCCTTATGGCTACTGGGTTTATACTATATATAGGGTATACCCTTTATATATAAGACTATAATATAGAAGGAGTATAGTGCTATAAAACAATAGTTATACGCAGCCCAGAACGTATATATAGGGGGGAAGCGTACCCTGCCCCCTGATTTCGGGAGAGAGTGATGGATGAGGATTTATTTTTTGACTACGACAAGACGCTAAGCGATGAGAGAAATTTCACGCAATGGTTTATGATGAACTGCTCTGAGCGGGCTGAGTTTGGCGAGCAGGTCTACACGCAGGAGGAAGGGTTGAAAGTTTTCAAGCAGCTATTTTTTAGCAGGAGTTCGGATGGCGGGTAGACCGAAGAAGGACAAACCTAAACTTATGGCCGTGCCAGAGACCTTTGACAAGGATGATGAGTTTGGGATAACTGCTATGCAAGCGAGCTTCGTCTGGCATTACACCGAAGGTGCGTGTGGCCAGACAGTCGCCGCCAGAAACGCTGGCTTCGAGTTCCCAAGCAGCGCTGCCAACAAGATGCTCAACGGAACTGCTTTCCCGAAGGTTACTCGCGCCGTGCGTGTGCGCCAGGACGAGCTGGCTGAGAAGTACGCCATCACGCCGCAGAAGACCGGAACAATGCTCTGGAATATTGCTGAGACAGCATTCGGAGCCGGCCACTACAACGCCAGCGTCAGCGCAATCAAGGAGCTGAACCAGCTGGCCGGGCTGTCGGTCAACCGATCGCAGAACATCAACATCAATGCAGACCTCAATACCATGAGCAAGGACGACATTAAGGACCGGCTCTCGAAGCTTCTACGGGCTGAAGAGACTGAACCATCCGACAAAGATTTCTAGGGAACAGAACCAGTCACGGGCCCGTCTCCCGATCCGAGCCCCAAAATTCCAAACAATTCAAAATCCTCGCAACCATTTGATATTGCTAGAGTTATTGGCAGTTCGCCCAAAATACCAATCGTGTCCGCTCTGCCCATTGGGGTCACTGCTAAAAGTTGCAAGTATGTATACACTGCACCCTAGCGGCAGAAAGTGTTTGTATATCAATAGCTTACGATAGGGGTCCCTTGAGATCCGTTTTTTCCTGTGGTTTTTCTTTTATTTTTTTGCGGGCCCCCCGACAAATAGAAATCGGCGGTGGGTGTATAGCTATAGCTGGGTTCACCGCATAGAGTAACCAAAATTCTGTACCGCCCTTCAGATTCTCCGTATACTGCTTTTCCATGTCAGCATTGAGCCGCACCAAGGGCGCCACATTTGAAAGGACCGTCGTAAAAAAAATTAATAATTTTTTTGAGATCGAGGGTATTGATTTCAGCTGCAAGCGCAACCTGGACCAATATCAGATTGCGAACCTCACAGACATTGATATCCCGTTTCACTCTGTTGAGTGCAAGCACTACAAGGATGGCTGGGCTTACAAGCCGGAATGGCTGAAGCAGACGATTGAATCTGCTGGAGAAAAAATTCCCATTCTGATTTTTCGGTACAACCGAAAGCCAATACAGGTTTGTATCCCCATGCACGCCATAAATCCCGAATGGGAGGTAGACCCCCATTTAAATTGTGTCATTTCCTTAGACCAGTGGTTCGAGGTGCTGAGGCGCAATTGGGATGTCTATCGTTGCAAATATAGTTCAAGAATTTCATAATATAAATATGACTGAGATAAAAGACGGTTCTGTAGATAACATCGATATATTTGAAGAAGGTATGCCGTCTAACTTGCAGAAATTTGCTGACGGTGGTCCCGTAGACAGAGTAAAAGACTTCTTTGCCAGACAGATGGAGCGCAAAATAGAGCGAGACAGGATGATGGCTGAAGCACAACGTGCGGCCATAGAAGAATACGCTCCGTCTGCTGGTCAACTAGCAAACTTTGGCGGCATGTTATTGCCAGGCATGGGCATCTACGACGCTAAGAAAGGTTGGCCATCTATGCCTGATAAAGACCAGCCGCTTTCAGAGTCTTACTCCGGCGAAAATTCCCGAAATCTGCCTGAAAATTTAGAGCGTGGAGGCTGGGGAGGTTATTTTGATGCCTTGATGCAAGGATTAGGGGTCGCTGGAGATTCAATTTACGGCATACCCGTAGCGGGTGCTGTGTTAGGCCCTACATTCGGCACTGCTTTTAAAGCTGCTGGCGCTGTGGGCAAGCTGATTAAGAGGGGTATAGGCAGCTTACCATTCAGTACAGGAGATTTAAAAAAAATCTTTATTGATCAGCATCCGCCAGTTGGATCAATTGACCCAAATACTGGAAACCAAGTAACCGAGAGATTGATACAGTCAAGAGCAGACAAGTTAGAAAAAAACCTTAAAAAACCAGCAGTAAGACGTAGGGAAGAGGCAAGAGCTGCAAATCAAATAGAAGATTTAATACCTCAAGAAAGAAATATACTGGATCCAAACGATCTGTATGGCCATAGCTTAGTGCCCGTGGCTGGTGATCGATCGGGCATAGGAACCCTTACAGACATCAAGGGCGTACCGTTAAGCTTTCCTGTACAAGTACAAGGCGGTCCGGGATATCCCCAATTCATGGGAGAAGGAAAGGGCTGGGCTTCCATGCAAGGTGCAGCACACCAAAAGCAAATGAATTTTATTAGAGCTGAAGGTGAGACGGGCATGCCCGCGCTTGGTGTCTATACAGCTATGGGGCGTGAAGGAATTAATTTTTCTACTCCTGTAGCTTTGGCTATGGTTGGCCAGCTCGATTTTTTAAAAATACCAAAAAAACATATTTCTTCATTTAATGCTTCATTAAGGAGAGGCACGAAAGGGAATCCTGGCATTAAAGATTTTGTTGGTTTAGACAGCCCGGACCTTGTGTCACAGTTGCTTGGAAATATTCCAAGCAATGTCAGTTCTGGCAATATAAGAAAAGCCGTAGTTGAAGAAATGCAAAAAGCTAGATGGCAAAATTTAGGATTCCCTCTTTACGAAGATGTGCTTGAAACAGTAATCAATCCACAATTAAGGATTTCTAGAGGTCCACCAGGAACTTTGAATCCTGCGGAAACAGGATACACAATATTCAGGGCTGACCCGGCCAAGCAAACTTTTACAGATCCTTATCATCTGAGTTATGACACAGTAATACCCGGTGACTACCTTGGTGGATTAACAGGTAGAGGCGCTCCCCCAGAGTTATTGTTTCCGCAAAACTTTGCCCGCATGCAAGAAAAACTAAATGTTGCTGGCCGACCGCTAACAAGACAACAGCAGTTGGGGTCTTTGGCTATGGAACCTATGGTAGAACCAGTAACTGACAATTTGATTGAAAACTTGGCTAAGTATTTAAACAGAACCCAAGGCACAAAATACGCTCACGGTGGCGGAGTCAACAGTGCAGGTATTGGGCGGTTAAGCCGCTAACTTTCTTCATACTGGTCTTCCTCGGCTTGCGTCGGGCCTCCCAAAAGACCCACCAATCTCTCGATCAACCCAATAAGCTCCAGGTCATCTTGGTTGTTTGTATCAATTTCTATGGTTATTTTAGCCATGCGCTCCATCCTCAAAATTTAATGGCTTATATACAGCCTATTGCAATATTACGCGACCAGTCGTTGCGAAGGTAAAAAAGTGCGCACCCCGTATGTACACAAACTTGCACATAACGACACGATGGGTATAATCAACTTCCTTGATAACGGCATTGGAGAAGGTAATGGAAGAGTCTAAAAAATCGTGCA